TTTTTAGGTTTGATAATAAGGGAAGTATAGAGTTATAAAGCTTATTCAGCTTATCTTCTAATTCTTGTGATGTAGCTGCGGCTGTAGATGCCTCAGTTTTTACTGATTGTACAGCCTCTAGTTCGTTTTCATCGACTGCTGTAAAACCAAAATCAAAATTTAATAGATCGTTACTCATATAATCTCCTTTACTGTTATTTATACAAGTAAAAAAGCCAAAACGATCATTCCTCTTCTGATTGTTGCTTTATCTTTTTGATAAGTTCTATCAATTCTTCTATTGTTGAAATATCAGTTTTATTCTCTGTATCAATCTCAACGTTAATATTTACTTTCATAGTCCAATTAATGCCCAGCCATGATTAGCTATAGCATTTAAAATAATAAACAAACAAGTCAACATATGTGTAAACCACCATATTGTGCGTATAACTGCAATAGTATTTGCTTGCTTGTCGGTCTCTCCGACCTTTTCACCTAGGCTTTTAGCCCATATTCTCCACCATTTACCCATGGCCACGTTTAACTAATTCATTACGAATTTTTTGTTTCTTCTTCTTTGGAGTATTGTTATTCTCCAATGCAGATTTTAGTTCTTCTAACGGAGTAGATCTCATGTAAAAGTTTTGAACATTTCCTTTCCGGTCTTTTTGACTCTCTTTGAATTTTACGGGCATTATATTTCTCCAGTTATATGATTATATATATGCTTCCATTTCCAAAATCTTGGAATTTCTCCTTCATAAAATGCATTATGATCATGAGCAACTATAATCGGATCTAATCCAAACTTAGCTCCAGTTTCTGCGTTCACTGGCTTATCTTCAATCCAATAACAACCAGTTCCTTCGTACTTTTTAAGCTCTTCGTCTTTGTCAGCACCGCAAGGTAGGAATATAAAGTCATCCCATATTTCCTTACCAAACAACAATTCTAGGTTTTGAATTCTTAATTTTTGTGCATACCTATTTGTAGACAAAGATGTAATACAATGGAACTTATATCCATGCAACATGTTTAGTCTTTTCATATAGTATACCGCATCTCTGAGAGGAGGTAAGAACGCAATAGCAGCTGAATCATTAAACTCAGCAACAAACTTTTTACCAGCTTCAGGAACTAGATTGAACCTTTTGGCAACATTATACTGTGAAGCTTCATGTGTTGGAAAACCTTTATGGTTCATATATTGAGTGAATGAATATTCCCAGTCACACAGTACTCCGTCGCAATCTACTAAAATTATGTTATCTTTCATATCGCTTTTCATTAGTGAAATACCCTCATTGCTCCATCAATTACTAAGTAGTCAATGTGCATATTACCTCTAGGATCCATAAAACCTTGATCCTTAAGCTTTTCGCAGAGTATATCCCACGCATTATCCTCTTTTGAGATGGCTAGATTTACTAGCTCTTTACTGTTTAGCGGGATTTCAATTACAGCCAGTACAGGATTTTGCACCGGCCTTCCCACAATTTTATTTTCCATAATAACTCCTTTATCAATTTATAGTGCTATTATAACACACAATAAAGGATTTGTACACACTTTTTTGCAATTATTTTAAGTAAAATGCTTATGAATTACTTCTAGCTTATCTTCTGCTTCTGCAATCTTTGCAATCTGTGTTTCAATAGCTTCTACTACATCCGGGTGTTCACCAATACCTGCGGCATTTCTTGTGTACACCATAACGTTAGCCTTTGCTACTTCAATCTCACCTTTTAGTCTAGCCACTAAAGCTTCTAATAAATAGTTCATCCTACAAATTCCTCCCCTGGATTCCAAGCACAACCGGTAAGTCCACCGGCTTGCAATGCATGTAATGTTCTTTGAACTTCAAGTGCATTTCTACCTGTATCTAATGCATTTACTGATGCATGTTGAATAACTCTATCTTTATCGATAATAAATGTTGCTCTATAACAAACACCATTTTCATCATCGACAATACCAAGTTCGTGCGATAATCCTAATCCGCAATCAGCAGCCAAAGAATGTCTAATATCTTGAATCAATTGATTATCCTTTTTCCATGCCAATTTACAAAATTCATTATCTCCGCTAATGCCAACAACATTAGCTTCATCAACTAACATATCCATAGCGGCAATTTCTGTCGGACAAATGAACGTAAAATCTTTTGGATAAAAGTAGATTACACTCCAGTCTTTTTTTAATGGCATATAAGCTTCATCTACACTTACCTGCACAAATTCGTTATTTTCATCCACACCATTCAGAACAAATGGGGGAAATTTTTCTCCTACACTTAACATATTATCTCCCAAATAATTTTCTTCGTTTATATTCAGCAATTGTTTCTAACAACTTCTTGCTCCAATTATCTCGGTGCTCAATAAAAACCTGAGCTCCTTGATCTCCTGCTATTAAGGTTACCAATTGGGTAATTGGCATACCAGTTCTTTCTTCCCACATAATAGCGTATGCGGTTTCTTGAATAAAGTAATTTTCGCAATAACTTTTCTTCTTTGGTTTAGCTGATGTTTTATAATCGATAATAGAATTTTTACCGTTCCACACACCAACGCAATCAACTCTTCCTGCCACACCTAAATGCTCAGAATAAAGTGGAGCTTCTTGCGCATAAACCTTTGTAAGATTTTTATCAAGAATTTCTTTTACTTCCATGAAGTTTGACTTAACTACAAGATTAGCGTCTTTGTAATAGTCTTCTTCATTATCAACATATCTTTCTAATACTTCGTGAACAGCTGTACCACGTGTTGATGCTCTATGCGAAACTCTGTTTGCTTCTTCTTCACCAACTCTTGCTCTCCATTCTCGTATAGCATCTTCACTTAAGATTGAAAGTACTGTAGTAATAGAAGGATACTTAACACCATTAGGTGCGGAATACTTTCTCCCAGTATCAGTAGTGTTTGCCACCATGTCAGTATAACCGAGGTCAATTGGTTCATGTTTAAAGTTTTCCATCTTCATATAATTCCTTTGTCATAATAAAATCTCTTACAAAACCACTTCTAACGATATCTTCCCATCTAAATTCAATATGGTCAAAAGAGTTCATGTGCTTAATGATATTAATAAATTCCTTAATACCATCTTGATCACCTTTACGTGTAAAGTCAGATTGATAATAATCTCCTGACATTATAAATCTGCAATCCTCACCTAATCTTGTAATGACTGAACAAAGCTCATGATAATTACAATTTTGTGATTCATCAACAATTACAATCGCGTTCTTAATTGTTAATCCACGTATAAATGATGTTGTTAAAAATTCAATACTTTTACCGGATGTTAATTTTGTCCAAGCTTCTTGATCTAAAAATAGATCGTTAACTATTGCTTTATATGGAGCAGTATAAGCATCTTCTTTTTCTTCCTGAGTACCTGGCAAAAATCCCATATCTCTTGTAGGAACCGCAGAACGTACAATAATAACTTTTTCATAATCTTTATTTAGTACTGCTTCTAACGCAAGATAAAGCGAAATGAATGTTTTACCAGTTCCTGCTGATCCATCTAAACACAAATGGTTTCCAGCTGCAAATGAATCAAAAGCTAATTTTTGATTCGCTGTTAGTGGTTCAAGTTTAGATAAATGTTCTAGTTTTAAACGTAACGGCCTCTTATTCATTTTGTATTAATATTGTCCCTTAATCTTGGGGGTAAACCCTTTTTAATTTTATCTTGCACTTCTTTCCAACCGTCTCCGGCTTTACGTGCAACACTTCCTAGTGTTTCCCCAATAACATTTGGTGTACCAATAACTTGTCTAATGTTTGGATCTTTTACATATTCTTGCATATCAGCAATAGACATCATTTTAGTTTCTACTTCACCTGTCTTTAAATTTTCGAAATCATACAATGGCATTAAACCACTCCGGTTGTTTACGTTTGGTCCAAACCATTTTGAACCTATCTTGTTTTGTTTGGTAAAAGTTTTGATACGATTTTACTGCGTCGGTTCCACCCAAACCATGAACTATACATTCTGGATTAGAACTCATTGCTAATTTAAATGCAGTTCTACCAGCCGATCTATTAATAGTGTTTGGTAATGTCTTAAGAATTTTTCTTAGTTTCGTATCTGTGCTATGTACCTTATCATATCTATAAGTGTATTCATCGCATAATGCAATAAAATGCTCATAATGCCAACTATAATTACAACAGCTTTCACGTGTCCATACTGTAGATGGATGATTATAGTGACAAGCTTTATATAGTACATCTTCTCTATCATCATCTAGATAAAAGTATTGTAACATAGATCCGGATTTTGAGGGTCTACGTTCCATAACACCATCTAGCATACGATGTACTGTTGATAACATTTGTGCAGATTCAACAATCATTTTTACGACATGTTTGTCGCATTGAAGTTGAGCTGCTATTACTGGATCATCATCTAAAACAAATATATTCATAATGTATATTATACCACACTTTTTATAAAAAGTAAACCCCTCATTTCTGAGGGGTCATTGCTTATTGTAACTTTTGTATTGCCTCCATATCGTCTAGGTAATGATTTAAATGCGCAATCTTTTTTTCCATTTTATATGCTAGCACATCCTTACCTTTTTTTATTAATTTTCGTTGATAGTATAATGCCTCGTTTCTGTCTTTCTTTAGGCGTTCAATTTGAATATAACTCATAAGCAATCTCCGGGTTAAGTGAATTGAAAAAACTATCATGATATAGAGTGTATCGTAAAGCGTCTCCTATTTTTTAATCAAAGTTGGAAATGCGGCTTTGATTAACGTCTTTGTGATATATTTGTACTTAAGATTTTTATCTTTGGCGTCACAAAAAAGCTGAGCATCGTCCGGGTGAATAGATTCGAGTAGATCAATAAAGACCGTTTCTCTTTTAAATTGATTTAGATTTGGTGAAGCAGCCTTTACAAAGTTTCTAAACTTTGGATATTCAAACCTAAGTTCTTTTGGTTTTGCTTTACCTTCTACATTAAATTTTTTAAAAGGCGGAACGCCTTCAGGTAGGGCTAGTGTTATCGCGTCGTCTAATCCAATACGCAAAATGTCCCTTAGAGCAGTACAGTCCTGCTCTTGTAGATATGTGACCCTTTTATCTTTGGATCCTAGTTTGTTAGCCGTAGCTAATACTTCTGATATTAATGGTTTAGCCATTATAAAATTCCTCCACACATTCAATCAATAGATTGCATCTTTTTTTAATTAAATAATTTAGCACCTTCATTTTCATAGGTACTTTCTGTTCATTAAAAGTATTTATAACTTTATTTTGAATAGGTTCTGGTATCTCAGTTAGGTCGATGAGTGTTTTATTCCTTTGATAATTTCTGTACTCTTCATGACTCATAACTTCTTTTAGTCTGTCGATGTTTTCTGCCCAATGAGAAATCTTTTTCTTTGTCATTGGTGATTGACGTATCTCATCCATGATCGCATTGTCTGGAGATAATACATTTGGAATTCCGTCACCTTTATCTCCTTTACATATGTGCTCAAAGCAATATGTTCTAGGATTTGGATCAGTGACCATTTTCTTTTGAATAGGTGAGTATTGTTTTACGTTGTTAAATTTTTGTAATTGAATAAAGTCTTTATCTGAAGACACAATCATGACTGGTTCGTGTTGACCAAATTCTTGAGTCTGAAGTGCAAGAGTTCCGATAACATCATCGGCCTCGCAACCTTCTAAATGAATAACCTTATATGGCAGGTTTTCTCTAATTTCTTCTCTAACCAAATTTAAAATCCTAAAGATCTCGTTCCAGTCTTGAGATGATTCGTCTCTATTCTTTTTTCTATGAGCCTTATATAAAGGAAAATAATCTTTACGCCATGTGTTCATACCATCGACGCAAATCACCATTTGCCCATATTCATCTCTATACTTCTTATTATACATTCTAATACTATTGAGTATCATATGTCTAATCATATTTTCATCATTCAGCTTTTGCACTATAATATTGCTTAGTGCAATCTGACTATAATCAAGTAAAATCATTCGTGTGTTTCCATTATTTTTTCATAAATGACATCAAGGTATTCATGTAAAAAATGATGAACTCCCCCATATCGTAAAAGCATTGATGATATCATATTTACGACGACAAACATATCACGTGATTCTGGTAACAGTTTATCTCTAAAATCAATATCATTAAACGAGCTATGATCTTCTGACAATAACTCTTCAATCATTAGTAATATAACCTGTGCTGTTTCTGTACATTCTTCTACAAAAAACTCTCGTTCCATTTCTTCCAAGTCACGTTCTTCTTCTACTTCTCGTAGACGCTTCTTAATAGGGAATTGTATTATATTATCCTTCATATGTATATATTATAACACGACTTTCAACAATTGTACACAGTTATTTTTAATAATTTCCTGACGCTAAAACTATTTTGCATATATGATCTAATCTCTCTATATGTTCAAACGCTCTCCATGGAGTTTCATCAATAGCAACAACTCCATGACCTTTAATTCCAATGATATCAAAATAACAGCTACCATCCTCTTGTAGACCTAATCTATCAAAACATTCATTAGCTAATTCTTGACTAATAGGTGGAACATCTGGAACATTAGTAGCTACTTTACTATATCTTCCTAGTTCCGGAAATAAATTGGCTAGTTCATTGAGTTCAATTCCGGCATGCATCGCAGCAACAATATATGTTGGATGCGTGTGTAATACAATCCTTGTATCTGTTGGAATGTTTTTTTGTAATCCCCAATGAAGCGGCAATTCTCCAGTTGGCTTTAACCCGCTTGCAATATCTGTAAAATACATATCATCACAATTATCGGCCTTTAATTTTTTAAACATATCATAACCAATTACTGGTTTTCTGATACCGGACGGAGTCACATAAAAATGATCTCTGTCTGCATGTCTGAGAGATACGTTTCCGTCTCTCGTACTAATCATTCCTTTATCATAGGAATGCTTCATCACTTCACAAATAGTTTCTAACATAATAATCCTTATTTAATATTTTTTACGGCATTTCCGCCAAGCCTAATCTGAATAATACCGTTATAGTAATCATCCGTTAAAAGCACTTCCCTGTCAAACTGTTCCTTTGCTTCTAGGTAAGAACATTCACCCTTAGTTTTACACATGTGCAATATTTCCCTATGGAACATTTCTGCACCTTGCCTCTCTACGTCTTCGTTTAGATGGTTATTTGAACCGTAGTAGGTTCTCCAATCTGATTCAACCAGAACTTTTTTACGTCTCTTTCTGGTCTTTGTCTTTGGTAGCATTCTCTGATTCCAGAAAAGCTTTTTTCCAATGTATTTCCTTCCTGTCGCTCGATTCGTTATCAGATAAACAAAACCGTATGCGTCTTCTGGACTGAAGTCCTCTGGAGGCTGCCATATTATGCCTTCGTAATGCCATGTCATATCACTCGTTAAAGTCTAGTTCGTCTAGCTCTTCATCCTGTTTTTCACCACACAGTGGACAAGTTGTTACGATCTCATCGTCTTCGTGCTCTATTATAGTTTTATTATAACAATACTCACAATTGACTATTGATCGTTTCATGTTTTATCCTAGCAGTTGTTTTAAATTATCGTACCCACCAATTTTTTCACCGTCAACAATTATTTGAGGAAATGTCCGAGCTGTCGGAAACGTCTCTAACATTTGATCTCTATCAAAGTCTACACCATAATGTTTATAACTATATTCTAAACCTTTTTGCTCACACAAATTTTTAGCCATAACACAAAATGGGCATGGCTCTTTTCCATAAATTACTATATTCACTTTAATGTTTCTCCTATAATATACATACAACCCAACATAAATCCTAATAGACTTACTTGTAATATCGATATGCCAATAATTAGTTTACCCTGCACATCAGCCCAATATTTTAATTCACCATTAATCCAACTCTTTTGTTCTTCAGGAGTTGCATCTCTTGGGATATCAAATCTTAATTCTAATTGTTGTGGCATTATAAACTCAGTCCCGCTAATGCATTACTATCTATATCTTGTTTTACTCCGCCAATTACATATGAACTAATCTCTGTTTCTTGTGGAGCAACTTGAACGTTACCGCCACCGATCCATTTTTCTGTCCATGGTAATGGATTTGCTTGCGGAACAACGTATGGACAAGGTAGTCCGATTGCGCGCATTCTTTTACAGCCGATCCATTCAATATAATCAGAAAGAATCTTCTCGTTTAGTCCAATCATTGATCCGTTCTTAAACAAATATTTAGCCCAATCTTTTTCCTGATTAATTACTTCTTCATATAGCTTAATAGATTCAGGCTCAAGCTCTTTTGCAATCTTTTCAAAATCTTTATCTTCTTTCTTTAGAAGCTTTAGCATAGTGGTTGTTGATGCAAGATGAACATTTTCGTCACGAGCAATTAGTTTAATAATTTTTGCGTTACCTTCCATTTTCTTAAGTTCAGCAAATGCCCATGAGCAAGCAAAGGACACATAGAATCTAACACCTTCAAGCGCATTAGCACTCATCATGGCCATCCATATTGCTCTTTTATGATCCATTTTATTTGTAGGACCATTATTACACGTGATAAGATCGTCATAATATTTTGCGATTGATTCACCACAATCCATAATATTTTTCTGTGATAGTAGGTCATCAAATACAAAAGATGGATCTGGATAAATATTACGAATGATATGTGTGTATGATCTACTATGAATAGTTTCAGAAAATGACCAGGTCTCAATCCAGTTCTCTACTTCAGGTAAAGATACAATAGGAAGAAATGCCAGATTTGGCGCACGGCCTTGAACACTATCAAGTAGAATTTGTCTTTTTAGATTGCTTGTAAAAATGTGTTGTTCATTTTCAGTAAGAGCATTAAAATCTTTTTTGTCTTTTGAAACGTCAACTTCTTCAGGTCTCCAAAAGAAGCCAAGTTGTTTATCTGTGATTTTATCCATCTGAGGATATTTTACTTCATCATATCTTTGAATATCAACAGCTTCATCTAGAAACATATTCTTTAGTAGGTGCTGCTTTCTATTCTTCTTCAATACTGCCATTCAATTTTCCTTTTTGTCTAAATCGTTTATTATATCTTCGTTTAATTTTTTTAAGTGTTCCCCTACCCCAGCCGTAAAACTTACGGGACTTTTTACTTAGAGCATCCCATTCATCTCCACCACTTAAAGGTATTCGTTCTTTCTTTTTCAAATTACGCAGCTCTCGCAATCTTCTTCGTCGTCAAAGTCAGCTTGGCCATACCAATTTGCTCTTTCTCCGTCATATGCGTGATGCGTTTCTCCGTCGGTCATTTCTCCAGCACCGTCAAAGGTGTTGAAATAGTAAAGTTGCTTTAGACCGTATTTGTAAGCTGTTACTAGATCGGTTAACATTACAGACATTGGAATCTTATTATCCTCATAATGCTCAGGATTATAAGAGGTATTTACGCTGATCCCTTGATCAATGTATTTCTGTAAGATACCACAAATTTTCAAATATCCATCTGGAGATTTTTGATCCCACAGAAGATCATATTTGTTTTTTAGATGGTGATAGCCAGGAACAACCTGAGCCATAACTCCATCTTTACTTTGTTTGTAACTAACTAATGCTCGAGGAGGTTCAATACCGTTCGTGCTATTAGAAATTTGAGCGCTTGTTTCAGCAGGCATTAATGCCATCAGAGTAGAATTGCGAGTTCCCGTTTCTTTGAGCTTTGTTCTAAGTTCGTTCCACGGTAGTCTTTCTTTATGCTCTATTAAATTATCTAGCTCTCGTTTATATGTATCAATTGGGAGAACTCCACCGGCATATTTTGTGTGATTTTTTAAATTTATTTCACCTTTTTCTTCAGCCAAGCGCTGTGAAGCCTTAATTAAGTAATATGACCACGCTTCTGCGTACTCGTCTATCAATTCAAAAGATTCTTCGTTATATTTTAAGCCACGTTTAGCTAGGAAATAAGCTAGGTTAATAATACCAATACCAAGCGGTCTTCGGTTCATTGTACCACGCTTTGCTGCTTCAACTGGATATGACTGATAGTCAAGTAATTCATCCAGTGCCCTTACAGAGAGATCACAATATTTTTCGAAATCTTTTGTTTCGTTAATTAGACCCCAATTGATTGCTGATAATGTACATAAAGAAATCTCACCTTCGTCTGGATTATCTGACAAAGGTTCAGTAGGTAGATCAATTTCACAACATAAGTTACTCATACGAATCGGTGCTTTTTTAGCATCGAAAGCTCCATGATCATTTGCGTGATCTACATTCATAATATAGATTCTACCCGTATCTTTCCTTTGCTGCATTAATTGTGAAAATACGTCTGCAGCGGGTAGTGTCTTTTTACGTACTGAGTATGCTCTTTCATACTTCTCATATAATTCTTTAAATTTTTCTTGATTATCAAAGAAAGCCTCATATAACCCTGGGACATCATTAGGATCAAAGAAAGTTATATTACCACCAGTAAGTAGTCTTTCATACATTAATTTGTTTAGCTGGAACGCGTAATCCATGTGACGGACTCGATTCTCTTCAATACCTTTATTGTTTTTTAGAACAACAAGATCTTCAAATTCATAATGCCATATTGGTAGATATACAGTTGCTGCTCCGCCACGCACTCCGCCTTGCGAGCATGACTTTACTGCAGCCTGAAAATATTTTAAGAATGGAATGAGTCCAGTATGTACTACTGATCCATCACCTACACGTGCACCTTCTGCTCTGATAGATCCTGCGCCAATACCAATACCTGCTTTTTTACTTATGTACTTGACAATAGAAGTAGCAGTAGAATTAATAGAGTCAAGGCTATCCCCAGATTCAATAAGTACGCAAGATGAAAACTGTCTCGTTGGTGTACGAACTCCAGCCATGATCGGAGTAGGTAAAGATATATAGAATTGAGAAATCGCATCATAATAGTCCTTAACGTATTTCATACGCTTTTCTTTTGAATATTTAGAAAACAATGTAGCTGCAATCATCATGTATAATACTTGAGGTGTTTCGTAGCATTCTTTAGTTCTACGATCTTGTACTAGATACTTACCTCTAAACTGTTCCATACCAGCATAGGTAAATGTATCATCTCTATCATGTTTGATATAGGCATCTAGTTCATCGATTTCATCTGAAGTATAAGACTTCATGATTCCACCATCATAAACATTCTTTGAAACGTTTTCAATAATAATTTGTCGTAGTGACCATGGTTGATAATCACCATATACTTCTTTACGAAGCTTATAAGATACTAGCCTTGCAGCAACAAATTGATAATTAGGTGTATGCTCAGAAATAAGTTCTGCAGCAGATTTGATTAATAGCTCATGAATATCATAAGCATGAATTTTGTCATACAGTTGTATATTAGCCTTTATCTCGATTTCTGATATCGAAACTCCGGAAATATCTGCGGTGGCCCATTCTAAGACTTTGTGCACTTTATCTAAGTCAAAGTCCTGTGCTGTACCATCACGCTTAGTTACGTGCATTGTCATAAGTTTTTGTCCGTCATTCATAGTCAGTTAATTAATTAATAATGTATATATTATAACACAAAACCTAAGTTTTGTACATGGTTATTTTCGTTTTATTTTAAGTCTTTTTTCGATTTCTTCGATTCGTGAGATAAGCTCTGGATATACTTCAAATTCATGCAGTTCCTTACAAGGATGTGAATTCTTTTCTACCTCATCTAATCTCTTCGCAGCCAGGGGATACTGCTTTCTAAATTTAGCGTCTTTCTTAGCTAATTCTAGATCATACTTTTCAGCAAAGTGTTGCATGAACCTATCAACTTGTTTCTGGAACCAGATTCCTCCAGTCGTTCCTTGAAACCAGTTATAGAATGATGATCCTATGATAGAGCTAAGAATAGATTTTAGTGTTAATATTAGTAAAAAGTACATAATTAGTCCTTAAATTTGTTGTCTATCCAGCATTTACCATAATAAAGTACACCTAGCCAGATAGTAAACATTATACCATCTACATATGTTAAACTATTCCACGCTCCAACTGGATCCATTAGCTTTCCTTTTTAGCAAGTTTTTTAATTGCTTTTACATAATTAGGCATTCCGTGATCTACAACTCCATCAAAGAATTTAAATCTTTTCCAAGAGTTTAGAACACCATAAAGCATATCAGCCCA